GAAATAAGTCACGAATTTAATAAACAACTACTATGCATGGCTAGAAACATCTACTATGAAGCCGGCAGAGAACCTTATGAGGGTAAACTGGCAGTAGCACAGGTTGTCAACAATAGGGTAAACAGTTCTAAGTTTCCCAAGACTATATGTGAGGTCGTATATCAAAAGATAAACAATACATATCAATTCTCATGGGTTGGAGAAAATGTATCCACCCAAATGAACAAGTATGTATGGGAAGAATCTTTGATGGTTGCTAAGAAGTCTATGACCAATAGTAACATACACGAACTCTTATCTAAAACTAAAGCCATGTATTTTCATGCGGTTTCGGTTTCACCTGATTGGAACCTTAAGCGTGTGACTAAGATTGGTAACCACATCTTCTACGCATCCAAATGACATCTAAATTCACAATAGAATATCCAGATGGTAATGAATTTTTTCTGATTAAGCATGTTTACCAACTTTTGCCTGAAACTGGCTTGCCTCATGAAGAAACTCATAGTATAATACTATCTATTGATGAAATTAAAGAAGTGACTAAACTATTAAATGAATATGCCAACGAAAACAGAAATAAATGAATTCAGTCTTCTGATTGAAAACTTATCCTATGAGGAGAATCTTCCTTATATGGATGCCATACTACACCATTGTGAACAAACTGGTATGGAAATTGAAGTAGCATCAACACTACTAACCTCGGTTCTAAAGGCCAAGATTCGTGAAGAGGCAGAAGAAGTTAATCTATTAAAGAAAACATCTAAGCTGCCTATATGATTGAATTGGTTCAAGTTATCACACAAGAACAAAAAAATCTGGTAAAAAGTATTATTGAAACACACCACTCTTATGTACCTACAAATTCATCCGTTGGTCGTAGAATTGATTGGCTGATATACCAAGATACAGATGGTTTACCTGAATGTATTGGTATGATTGGCCTTGGTTCATCTGTATATCCTCCACCAAAAGATATTTTGAATTATTTGAAAGTGACTAAACAAGAATACAAATTGATATTCAATCAAATATCCAACAATTGGCGTTTCTGTTTTAGTAAATCAGTTAAAAATGCTGGCACTAAAACTCTTAAACAGTTAAGACAAAAAGCACCATTGGCCTGGAAACAAAAATATGGTGATGACTTGAAACACATCATTACTTTTGTTGGTGCAGGTAAAAATGGTGCTGTTTATTTGGCGGATAATTGGTCTAGGATTGGTGAAACCTCAGGTTTACCGGCACACAAATCATCCTCTATGAAATGGAATAATAAAGAAGAATTAAAAGAATTATTTGTAAAACCTACGGGTGAAAATAAGAAAATTATTCTCATCAAATCTTTATGATTACCACAATAAATGCTTGACAAACGCCTAAATATATTATATAATGATATTTCGTGACAATACTCCGTTCATACTCCGTTATACTAGAAAGGTTAAATTATGGATTTCTCTAAATTGAAAACTGGCTCAGGCAACCTCGCCAAACTAAAAGCCAAAGTTGAAGAACTAAGCGCTTCTTCAGAAGGACCCTCCAACAAAGACAACTACTGGAAACCAGAAGTAGATAAAGCTGGCAACGGCATGGCTACGATTCGTTTTCTACCAGCATCTCCAACTGATGGTGAAGACGGACTCCCTTGGGTTAAAGTGTTCTCTCATGGATTTCAGGGTCCTGGTGGTTGGTTAATCGATAACTGTTTAACTACCAACAATCAACAATGTCCAGTATGTGAACACAACAACAAATTGTGGAACTCTGGTGTTGAAGCAAACAAGAATGTTGCTCGTAATCAAAAGCGTAAGCTCAATTACACAGCAAACATCTACATTGTATCTGATCCAAAACATCCTGAGAATGAAGGCAAAGTCTTTCTATTCAGATTTGGTAAGAAAATCTTTGACAAGATTACAGAGGCAATGAATCCTGCTTTTGCAGATGAAACACCAATCAATCCATTTGATTTGTGGAAAGGTGCTGACTTCAAACTCCGTATCCGTAAAGTTGCTGGTTATCAAAACTATGATAGTTCAGAATTTGCATCTCAATCAGCATTGCTTGATGATGACGCTGAATTGGAAAAGATTTGGAAATCAGAACACTCTCTCAAGGTTCTATTGGATCCAAAAGAGTTCAAGTCTTATGATGACTTGAAAGGTAGATTAGATAAAGTTCTTGGTGAAGCACCTGTAGCAAAGACTACAGTTGAAGCAGCTAAGGCAATGCCTAAGAAACCTGTTGATGAAGAATTAATGGCCGAAGAAGATGATGACTTGGCTTACTTTGCTAAACTAGCAGAGTCTTAATATCTCCTGAATTTGTTATGATGTTTTGATTTGATACCCCGCCTAGTGCGGGGTTTTTTATGCGAATCTATCATTCAAAAACTTGGTGTCGAATCCAAGATTTCTAACAGGAGCTGATGATGCAACCGTAAGTCCTACACCACCTGTTCCACCACCCATATTGTTTGTTTTTGAATTGTCAATATAAGATATTGGACTGGTTGTAGATTTCAAATTCAAATCATTGTTTTCTTGTAACAAATTTGAAATTCCTTGTGATAAAGGATCTTCTCTAATAAATTTCTTAACGTTAAATTTATCATATTGTTCATACAGGTGTCTTTTTACAGAACCTGGATTGAAATATGATTCATTAGGATTCTTTTTAAGAAATTGTTCATATTCACCATCAGGTAAATTTTTCTTATAATTAATGGCTGCTCTCTTGCCAGCATCTTTAATTGCTTTCGTTATAGGATGCACTGCTGATGCTGCATCTCTACCCATATCTTTTACTTCATCAGCCATAGTTATTTTTGCATCTTCTGCTGCCTGTTGATTCAGTCTGGCTTCTTCTTTGTATGTTTCATCTTCGGCTTTTTTCTTTAATACTCTAATTTTCTCTTCAACAGTTTTAGCGTCCATCATCTTTTGTTTCATGGACAATTTGAATCCTTCACCTGTTATTTTACCAGCTTCATATTTTTTCTGTAAAGCATCAACATCATCTTCAATAGACATTAGAGTTTGAACGTGTGTATCTAAGGCTTCTTTTTCGGATGGAGCTAAAGCATCAGCTATATCATATGCGGTGATAGCTAAAGCAAAAGGACCACCAAGAAAACTTTTAAGAGTTTGTTTGCCTACTTGTTTAATACCTTCTTTCAGTATCATACCAGTACCTTTAGCACCTGCTGTGGCCGCAAGTCTCGTAGCTCTCTGACGTATTTTATCTTCTGCTGTGTCTAAGAATCCAGGTTTTGTACCAGTTGATGCTGGTTTTGAAGGAGTTGGCTTTTGTGGTTCTTCGTTTGGTACTTGTCCTGTAGGTGCTGTAGGTGTTTTTGTTTTGTTGTCAGCTTTCTTTCTCTCTTCTTCCAACTTCATCCTTTGTCTTTCATCTTCTTCAGTTGGAACAACATTGCCTCTTCCAGCATTACCTCTTCCAGGTACTCCTCTTCCAGGTACTCCTCTTCCAGGAGTTCTTCCAAAAGGATTAAATACAGGCAAAGGAGTTAATTCTGGAATTTTTATATTGTTGAATATGTTTATAAATGGATCCAAAAGACCTTTTAATGCAGCGTAAACACCAGCAATTGCTAAAGCTGCTGCAGCCAAACCAGTCAGTAGTTTTTTAAGAAAACTATCTCCTTCATCTTCACCATCAACATCTTTTTTAAATTTAGAAAAAATACCATCTGTTTTTTCTTTCATCATCGGAGTATACTTGCCTCTTTTAGACAAATTTCTGGATACTTCCATCTCTTTAATTTCTTCTTCATGTACCTTTTTCATGAAGTTGAACATTTTGGCTAAAATATTGGCAATAGAATCACCTTTTCTCATTGGCTGAAGTTGACCATCCGAAACATTAGTATAAAATGCTTGAGATATATCTTGTTGTGGCTTCAAATAACTAACTTTTGCACCAGTTGCAACTGGTTTAAGATTACTCTTCATTGGAGTTTTTTGGTCAGAACCTTTGACAATTGCATAACTCATAGCATCAAAAAACAAATCAATTATATTGATAATACCAGAACCAACATTTTGAGCTTTGTTTTTAAAATTTTCAGACATGGCTGAACCTTTTTTCACTAGGTTCTCATCCGATAGATTTTCTTTTATTAGTTTTTTTAAGTCCATTTTAACTACTCATGAAGGATGGTAAATGTGGATAATCAAGTGGCGTTGGGAGTGTCAATACTTGTGATTGTTGACCTCTATTGCCAATTATGTTGTTGGTTGTAGAAACATCAGCAATAATTACTGGTTGAATATTTTTCTTTAATTGTTTATTATCTTCAGATAATGATGCAACTTTATCTGAATTAATTGAAGGTGTTTGTATAGGAGAAACCAATATTGATTCATTACTTGATAATGAACTTTGTGGTCTGATTGGCTCTGGTGTATTTGGTGTAGAAAAATCTTTTCTCATTTCATCCAAAACTTCTCTGACTGGATGTCCGAGTTGTGGATTTGCAGCTCTTTGTTGTTCTCTTTTTTTGGCCTTGTCTTTACCAACTACCGACTCATCAAGTTGTGGTAATAAAATATCAAGTGCTGTTTTGGATGAACCTTCTCCTTCAGCTTTGTACAATTGCATTGAGCCACTCACACCAACCGCATGAGCAATTCTCATTTCGGAAGCCGTAGCTTCTCTACCTAATCTCTTTTTAAGGTCTTGTGCGTTCTTATTTGTAAATACTTGGAATATTTTATCTTGATTTATAGGATCAAACAAATCATCTTTTGTTAGACCTGCATCTTGATAATTCACCTCTAAAGTACTTGGTAAAATACCATATCTACCTAAGGCTCCTCTAGCACCTCTACTCTTACCAAACTGTATAGCTTCACCAATTGTTAATTCTGAAACTAATTTGCCGTTGTATTTTGGTGGTTTCTTTATATTATATTCACCAAACATCGCATCATAGCCTAAAGGACCACCTTCTTTTCTAGCTGTAATACTTTTGTATTTTTCAAACTCTGTTGTTCCTTCAGGAAAAGCTTCTGTTGGTTTTTTCGGTGGTGCCATTCCTCCAAATGGTTTCCATCCAAAAAACTCTAAGCTCATCAGCCATTCTTTTAGACTATCATACCATTCAGTTAATCTACTTAACCAACCTTTTATTTGTTGAATACCTTTTTCTATAGACTCTTTAACTTCTATAATTTTTTTATAGAATTTATCGGCATCTTCAACTACTTCTTCTACATTCTTTTGTATTTCAAAAATGAAAGCTACTATGGCTAATTTTCCCAAAAAACTTAATATTTTTTTAAGTGATTTTTGAAATGATGCGGATAAATCTTTAATAAAATTTTTAAGTTTAGATTCAGTCTTTAGTTTTTTAGTGGATGTTTTCTTTTCAAGCCTATTTTTTTTAACTTCTTTTTCTTTTTCAAAGTCTCTAACTAATTCTCTACGTAGCTTCTTTTCTTCATGTGTTTTTTTCATGAAGCTAAACATCTTGGCTAATATTGCTGCAGCCGAATCACCTTTTTTCAGTCTAGTGCTTCTTGTTATGCCAATCGGAGTTACAAAAGGATTTTCTTGTAACTTGGGTGGTTTAAAATTACTTACCGATTTGGCTTTTGATTCAAATGATTCGGGTATATTACGACCAATAGATTCCTGAGTTCGTTTTATTATAGTACCTAATTGTTTTTTAGATAATGCTTCAGCCCCATCGGCCATGATTAGGCCAACTTCTCCAGCATCTAACAGTTCTTTAAACGTTCTATTATCCATTTACCTACTTTGTTGTCGTTGTCTTATCTTCTCATTCTCTTCCTCAATATGTTGTGTCAATAGAGACACATAAACATCACGTTCCCACGGTATCATACCCTCTAATTCACTCAAACTATACTTGTGGTATTGCATCAATGCAAAGTTAGTTTTATAATAATTTCTTAAATTATCATGACAAAATATTAATCGAAAAAACTTTCCAAACCCTCCACATCAATAAGGTGTTTGAAACCACACTTATTGCATGTTAAATTCATAGTTTTGTTCAATTTAGGAAGATTGTCAAAGAACTGTTCAATTTTATCAAACTGGTCTTTGTTTAATGACTCAACAAATTCCAATAATTCTTTTGGATCGGTTTCTTTAGCATAATAGTATTGTTGACCATCAAAAATGTATTCAATACTTTCTACGACCATTTGAAATGCCATGTCTGTTGAATTATCCATCTTGGATGTTTTTTCAATCAACGAGAATTGTGGATATTTCAATTTGATAGCAATCTTATCTGTCAATTGAATGATATCTTTAATATCATCTTTCATATCAACTTTAAGATCCAATAAATTTAATTTCATTTCCATCAAGTTGTTACAGATTTTGTCTTCTACTGTATTTTCACAACGGTATTTGTTTTCAACTACCTCACCAACAGACCTAGCTCTCAGTTGAATAAAATAATATTCAACATCAATAATTGGTAACTGGTCAATGTCAATATTTTCTGTCAAAGTACAGTTATGTAATACCTGACGAATATTCTTTTCAATCGTTTCTTTATCGTTTGCCTCCATGGCCATCATCAGATTACGTTGTTCTTTTACTAAGAACGGTCTGTATCTTATGTGTTTTTTAGATAGAGGCAAATCTATCTCATATATCGGCGCATCAATTTTTGGTAAAGACATTTTATTTTTCCTTTCAAATCAAATAATAATTTTATGGTGCACCCACCACCGAGCCATCGGCTAAACGAACTCCGCCTCCAGGTACATCAGTTGTTGATGATGGATTATAAACTACTGGCAAAGCAACATCGGGTGTTGGATTTGGTAATCCAAGTTCAGAAATACCAGCTGTAATTTTTGACAAAGCTGTTTGTAACAAACTAGAACCAATAGATTGTATAGAATTATTTTGCCAGTATGTATAAGCAAATACAACAGTTAATTTGTGATGTTCAGTAGAAGACCAATCTAAGTCTAATTGATTAACAGAAATTGGATAAGCATCAATCAAGTTGATTGAATAACTCTTATTGTTTGTTACATCATATTGATTGACTTGCATAGTAACAGCATAGTCAGCTTTATATTTAAAGTTAAATGTGTATGATGGATTGATTAACTCTAACCATGAATCAAAAAATACTTTCTCCGACATATCATCAGACACAATAAAAGTCAATTCTAAATCATTGTATTGTGGTTGATGTGGATATTTTTCGACAGGATTAGAACCATATCTTTGTTCTGCCGTTGCGAATGTTCTACTAGGCAACTGAGCTGTTTCACATCTGAGCGTAAGTTGTCTTGCTGTATTTCTGAATGGTATCAATGTGATTGGTATTGGAATAGTCACATCGAAACGACTTGGTCTGGCCAAATCATTACCGAAACTAGACTTAAATTCTGTTATTGAGCCTGCCATTTTTATGAATTCCTAACTTCTTCCATGGATTCTTTCCATATCTGCTGTGGTTTTTCACCTTTAAACTGGTGAACCGGTAAATACATGGCTGTTTCCCACTCATCAGGTTGAACCGCCAGAATTCTAGACTTAATGTGAGGGAACAAGTATCTTTTAACACACGGTTTGAACTCTCGGAATCTCTTGGACGCATTTAATATGTCATATGTGACTCTCATACGCTTGATTTCGTCCTGATCGTCCAGGATAGCAAACTGCATCAGTTTCCTAAGGAATAAAACCCTGTACTTAATCGGTAAGTAATGTAGGTTTAATCCAAGGAAGCCATCATCATACTTTTCCAATATCAAAACCAAAGGAAATCTATCATAGTATGGTAATTCATTTTTCATCTTTGGATCATACAAAAAGAAATACAATCGGCCTTTGATGAAACTTCTCACATATCTAGATTTCTCTCTAGCAATACCTTTGACCATACTGACTGGATTCTTCAACTCAGTAATCTTCTTGGTGAACCAAGACATAGACTGGCGAGATAATCTCTGCAAATTAGATGCGGAGTGTTGTTCAGTAAGTGTGGTTAAGATTGATTCCATTAGAGTATTTAGTTAGAGACCAAGATGGTCTTCAGTAATCACTCTGAATTCCCAACCACGATCCAAACAGAACTCATTGGCAGCTTTCCATTTGGCTTCATTGACCCCCCATGTGGCAACTTCATTGATGAACTTCTTTGTTACTCTTTTCTGTGGTTTTGGTGGTTGTGTTTGATACTTTGGCTTCACCTCAAGCATCAAAGTTCTCTGTTTACCGTCTTTGCCTTTGATTTTGACCAGAAAATCTGGAAAATATCGGTGCCATCTATTGTCAACTGGTGACATGTAAGGTACAATCAATTCTTCTGAAGCCCAAGATACCACAGAGTCATTACGGTCGAGCCAATCCATCACTCTCCAGTCCCATGATGAGCGATAAATGATGTTTCGGTGGTCCCCAATATACTTTTGAGGATTGGTTGGTGTGAATCTTCCAGAATATGCCATAAATAGTATGTATA